AAGCGTCATTTCCATTCGGAACTCATCACCTCCTTCATGACATAAAAAATCCCGCAGACCAATAGGCCCGCGAGTCCATAAGACTACTCAAATGCTTCGGGATTGTGCTTATAGGCGATGTAGGCATCCATCATTGCCGCAACAGCATCGATTTTCTGCTCATACCGCTTCTTCAGCAATTTCCGGTTTCCGTTGGTATCTTCCATGGCGATACAGTTGCCCATGGCGTAGGTCATGAGATCCTCGTCAAAAATAAGCAGCCTGTCTTCAGCCAACTTCTTCAGTTCACCAAGAGGCACAGACTCCGTCTTTGCGCCCTGGATGACCTTTTCGATGCCAAACGGCCCATTCTCAGCGGCCCAGCGTTCTACGAACTCTTTGGCGTTGTACGGGTCATACCCAAAACACCGAACATCATAGCCGCATTGAACGATGTGATTGTCCAGGTCCTCGTAGACCTGCATCATGTCCAGAACTGTTCCCTCCAAAATAACAAGACTGCCCTCCTGCATGAACTGGTCGTACTTAATCCGCATGGCAGCCGGCAATTTATTCAGCGTTCTGGAGGAAATATAGTTCCTGGTCTTCACGCCAAAGCGGCCGTTGCGCAAAGGAAAAAGGAATACGAATGAGCAGAAGTCATCTCCTTGAGAAAGGTCTCCGCCGAGTGCGCAGGGCATTTGCCAGAAGTCTTGCCGGCGGTGAGGGAGGGTTTCTTCATAGGTGAAGTAGTAGGTATAGCCCTCCATAGGAAGCCCAAAACGCTTTGCCAAAATATCATTCCTGGCCGCAGGTGCTTTCTCGGCTCTCTCCACGTCCAACTGATAGGTTTCATAGGTGACCGTCTTCCCGATATTGGGGTTGGCTTTCATCCACATTTCGGGGTAGGCTACCTCGTCAACGGAGTCCAGCTTATACCACCAAATGGAAACATGGGGATTAAAGTAATCCCCTTTGAGAATGCTCATAAGCTCCATTTTGATGGTGTCGCCTGCTCCATTTCGGACAGTACCCTCAGAACTGGTGGCGACAATGAGATAGTCGTCTACCTTTGAGGCGCCTTGCTCGATTGCGCCTATTACATCCTCCCGGATGTCGCCGGAGAGCCATTCGTCAACAGTGGCGATCTTGCAGCGAAGACCCTGGAGTTTGTTAATGGACATGGGACGAATCTCAATCAGGGAACCGGTCAGGAAATTCTCAATGCCTTTTTTGGTCGAGGCCAATTTCACACGATTGGCTTTGGAACCGGTGGTGTTTTGGAGAGATCCCTCAGTCAAAAACTGAAACAACGGACCGCGGGCCCTCGTAATGGCGGTGCGAATAGGGGACATGACCTCTTCGGCCAATTTCATCGTGGGGGCTGTTGTGATTTGGTGGGTCGTTGATGTGTCAACATTTTCAAAGAACGACTGGATGCACGAGTCGTAGACCGATTTAGCCGCCCCTCGTCCGACGATCAGATATTGCTTGTTGATAAGCCGTTTCTTAATCATCTTCTTGACATAGTGGCCGCCATGACCATCGGAATTAGGCTCGTAAACCGTCCGCTCTACGAAGTAATACCAGCCAAACACCTGCTCTCCCCACAGCTTGAAGGTATCGAGGAGGTGGAGATCGGAACCGTCGGTCAAAGTCATTTCGGACTCACAGTATTTGATCCACCCCTCAACTGCTTTGTCGTCATAGTAAATTCCAGGATTGGCTATGAGGTCGTCGATCCGGTTCATCTCCATGGAGACTTCCTTGCATACCGGGATTTCGCCTCGAATCACCTTTTCTCGGAATTGACCGTAGTATTTGGGGACCGCAGTGTTTGATAATGCCATCAGCTCACCCCTAAGGTTTCTTCAAGCCCTTGATAGCCAAAGCAATGCTGAGGGCAGAACTTCCGACCGCAAGAACCGCTCCCGCTGTTTCAAGTGTTTCGGTGACATAGTCCCGTCCCCTGGAAACAGTTTCCGGTCTGGCGAACATATCACTATACTGCCGCTCCAAAAGTTCCCGGTTGATCCGGTCACGGAGTTCTTTGTCGGTCATCTGAGTTAGGTCAAGGCGAGGCTTTTGCTGTTTCGATGTACTGCTAAGCTGCTGATTAAGTTTCTTGGCCTGGGTCACCAAATCAGAGGTAGAATCAACAACTTTTTTGGTTTTATCCAACCGAGACTGCGGAGTCGCCTCTTTGGAAAGTCGCGCATACGATTTTTCCATTGTAAGGCGCCTGACCCTTTTTGCCAGTTCTTCATCGCTCAGCGGCTCAGGCTCTTCTTTTTGCTGTTTGGCTCTTTTCTTGCCAGCATCGGTATAAGACCCGTCTTTGTTCTGAAACCGCCGAACACCCCATTTCTGCCCTTTGATACCATGATGCGCTAAGTATTCATGAAGAGGCGGTTTTTCACGCAAAATTTCAGGAGAAACAACAGTGCTCATTTACTATTTCTCTCCTTTCCAAACATAGCCGGTGTCTTCATAGAGCTTCTTGGGAGAAATGTAGTAATTGATGCGTCCCAACCGTGAATCCATCTCCTCAATGGCGGTTACAAGTTTTCCATCTCGGGTCGCTCTTCCAATAGGAAGCCAACCGGACACAATGCCTGCTCTGACCCAAGATGCATCTCTTCCGTACACTTTAGCCGCCACCGATACAGGAACGGAGCCGACCGCAAATTGCTCGCTCAAGTGTGCCCACCTTCCTTTCTTCTGATATTGTGTTGAATTTGGCTCTCATTTCTCAGGGCTCGCCGCAACAGAAAGCCGCCACTCAAACTCTCCGATTTGCCGATTGATCGACTCAATGGCCGCAGAGCTGAGAGGCGGGTCGAATAACAGTTTAACCTTGAGATGCATGTAGGATTTTGCAAGGGAAAAACGGTTGGAATCTTTTCCAATGAAGTCAGACCACGTTTCATTTTTGCCCGTGATGGAGAAACCGTTGGCCGGCCCGACGCCAATCTGTGTCAAAACGGAAAACACAGAGTTAATGTGCATGATGAGGTCCGGATCGAAATGAGTATAACTCTCATCGATGCCCAACAGTTTCTTAATCGACGTCAGGATGCTTTCGATAGTCTCCATGGGCTCCCTCCTAACGCCGGAGCTGGATGTACTTCTTCATACAGAACCCCTCAACGCCGTCAGGGGTGCGAACCTTGCAGAAAAGTTCGGTGGAGGCTTCCACGTCAACGGTCATCTGGGTCAGAGCGTCGACGATGGCCACAACCGGGGCATCCGCATCGGGTTCCTTGCGCACGTTGAGCCGCAGGCAGTCGGTCACAACGCCGATGAACGGCTTCTCCGCGGCGGTCGGCTTTACCGGGGGCTCTTTCACCTCAGGGCGCGGCACTCGGTTTTGGGAATTGTTTTGCATAGCTTGTCTTCCTCCTTCAATCAGTGTTTCCAAGGACAGGTATCATTTCTCATTCTTTCGATGGGAGCTGTAATCAAAAGGCTTTCGTCACCGTAATGGATTGCCTGGTGCGTTTCATGGACAGTGGTGATGAGATACTCCGGGTCAAGTAAAATATCGCTCCGACCACGAATGTCATCCGGGCGAATCGGGTTCATATGATGGATCAAGACTCGACCAAATATCTCACGCCCAGGAATACCTAAATCACAACCGGCATCTCTTGCGATGACAACGTCTCGTACCCTCCGCCATTCTTTGGAACGGTAAAAATATTGATTCATATAGCGGTCAAACCCAAAGGTTTCTTGGCCTACGATTCCGTCGAGACGCAAATACTGAAACCGCTCCTCGAATGTGGGAAGTAGAACCAGTTCAGAGTAACATCTATTCATCCTCGTCCGGCTCCTCCTCTTGCCCGCTGTAGCTCTTCATTGCATTTACGGCATTGAGATACAACTCCTCCATCCGAGCACCGGATTTGATCGACTCCGCCTTTGCTGCGGCGAGGTCTCTCTGCTTTTCAAGCAGTTCCTTTTCGATTTGGGCTCTCATCGAACCGAGCTTGAGGAAGTGCGAGATCACCTGAGAGGAAGCTGTCCCTTCGATAAGCTGTTTTTCGGCAAGGTCGACTGCCAGCGAAATCAACTGCTGCTCTCTGGCCTCTGGCGTCAAAGCCGCGCGTCTCTTCCCCACAGCTTTTGCCATCCTTACCGCCTCCTCTCGCTAAGATTGATGACGATTACTGCTGCGTTTTGGTAGGTATTACAATAGTTAGGGCAGCGTTTGAAGGAGCCCACACAAGCTGTCAAACCGGTCAGGCAGAAAGGAGAACCTTCGTGGAGGTAAACGAAAGGTCCTGCCGGAAATATTAGCCTTGTGAGCTCGTTCAAACGCTGCCCTGGGGCGAAACTGTTTTCCAAAAATATCCCCCCGGGGAATTTTCGAGG